ATCGCTGCAAACGCTGGCTGGGACGAAGAGTTGCTCAAGCTTGAGATTGCCGAACTCGATGAGGCTGACTTCAATCTGGAGTTGATGGGCTTTGGTGATGAAGAGCTTGAGCGTTTGCTCAACGGTGATGGCGACACCACGGGCCTGACCGAAGACGATGCAGTACCCGAGTTGCCAGCCGAACCTGTTTCCAAAACAGGTGATGTGTGGGTCTTGGGTCAGCACCGTTTGCTGTGTGGTGACTCCACCGTGCTCTCCGATGTGGAGCGACTGATGAATGGCCAGCTCGCCGACATGGCTTTCACCGATCCACCCTACAACGTGGACTACGGCAACAGCGCCAAAGACAAGATGCGAGGCAAGGACCGTCGCATCATGAACGATGCGCTAGGAGATGGGTTCTATAAGTTCCTCTACGACGCCTGCGTCAACTTGTTGGTGGTCACCAAAGGAGCCTGCTATGTGTGCATGAGCTCCTCTGAGTTGCACACCTTGCAAAAAGCCTGGCTTGATGCGGGCGGCAAGTGGTCCACATTTGTGATCTGGGCCAAGAACACTTTTACGCTTGGACGCGCCGACTACCAGCGCCAGTACGAGCCAATCCTTTATGGTTGGAAAGATGGCGCAAAACACTTCTGGTGCGGTGACCGCGACCAGTCAGACATTTGGAATTACAACAAGCCCCGTGTGAACGATTTACACCCGACGATGAAGCCGGTGGAGTTGGTCGAGCGTGCCATCAAGAACTCATCCAAGACACGCGACATCGTGATCGATTTGTTTGGCGGATCTGGCACAACGCTCATTGCATGCGAGAAAACGAATCGCCAAGCCCGTCTCATGGAGATGGATCCCAAGTACGTGGACGTTATCGTCAAGCGTTGGGAGGAATACACAGGACAAAAAGCCACCCGTGAAGCGGATGGCTCTGCATTTGCAGATCTATCGCCGCAAGGTCAGTCTGTTTTAGCTGATGCTGTGGGGAGCGAGCTAGAGGGTGAGACCCTGTAGACCCGCTCACCACCGCTCTCTTTGACGGAGTCGATGGTCAGGCCCAGCTTCTTTTTCAAAGTTCCAGCCATACAACCGCGCACCGTGTGCGCCTGCCATCCTGTGGCCTCCACCATTTGAGGGAGGGTTGCACCTTCGGGGCGTTTCATCAGATCGATGAGTACCGACTGTTTGCTGCCTTCGCGTTTGGGTTTGGCCGGTGGCTCAATACCAATGGCCTTCAAGCCTGCAACGGTGATGGCAAAACGGGTAGAGCCCTCTGGTCCTTTGCTGTGGGGTCTGATCAGGCCTTCATTGCCAAGGCTGGTCAGCACCTTGATCAATGCACCACCTTTGAGGTTGGACGGGAAGTCGGTCAGCACATGCTGAGGATGGCTGGCTGCAGCGTTGAGAAGCAAGGTTTGGCTGGGTGTGAGTTTCATGTTGACCTCCGGTATCAGTTTGGTTGGGTTGTTTGTTTGGATTGCTGGCCAGCCGTGAATGCGGCTTGCAGGGCTTCTTTGAGGCCCCAGACGCTGACTTCATGAAAGTCCAGGCGGTCGCTGTTGCGTGTTGCCAGCGTGTCGATGTGCAGATGCTCTGCGGCGATTTGGTTGAGCAGACGCTCCAATGTTTTGGCGTCCATCACTTGGCTCCCCGCACCTGGTGGATCTGGCGGGCGCGGTCAAAGCCGACCCACTCGCCTTGGGTATCAAGGCCGCGTGAGGCCAGCTCCTCGCGGGCCAGCAGGTTGAGGTCAAGTTCCCCACGTGCGGCGGCTGCCAGTACCTTGGTGAGCGCGATCTGGATGAACCCGACCTCGTCGACGGTGAACTGTGTGGTGTAGGTCATTTGCAAAGCTCCTTGGGTTGTTGATGACGTTCCTATGAACGCTCTGAATCCAAGTGAAGCCAAGCTTTATCTGCATCAATTGCGATTAGTTTTTTTGATTGAGTTGCTAACACGCCAATACCGAGCCGATATGCCCCGCAGCGCCCCTACACCATGCCGTCACCCCGCCTGCGCGTTGGTGCTGGACAAACCCGGCTACTGCGAGCAGCACCGCCCCAAGGTGCACCGGGACTACGGGCGTGCCAGGCGTGCCTTTGATACTGAGCTGGGCTTCTACCAGTCCGCGCGCTGGCGTGAGGTACGTGCTGCATTCCTGCGTGAACACCCACTGTGTGTGGCGTGCAAGGCGACGGATCGGGTGGTGGCTGCCAAGGTTGCCGACCACATCAGGCCGCTCAAGGACGGCGGCGAGCGCTTTGACTGGGTCAATCTGCAAGGGCTGTGCGTCTCATGTCACAACCGAAAGACGGCGCGTGAGACTGCAGGTCGGGGCTGACTACCCCCCCCCGGGGGGGTCTCAATCTCTACAGACGGCGGCCAAAGATGCGTGCGCCTGCCAAGATTTTTGCGCGTGCAAATTGAAACCTAGGGGGGTTGCCCGAAGGCAGCCTAATGCCGGGCCTCGCCGGTCGGGGCTAAGAGCCGATCAGTTGAGATCGGCGATGAACTTTTCAATATTGATGGCTTTGGATTTCCCCACCGAGCGAATGATGGAGTTGGCGACGTTTTCTTCAACGACGCTGTTCCATTTGGAAAAGCTTTTGTCCGTCACGCTCTTGTCAAACGCAGATCGAACCGCCTCACGCCCAGCTTTCATATCAGCCGCCAGAGCGGACTGAACGAGGCATTTTGAGATGACGTCGGCTTTGCGCACTGGGAGTTTTCCGGTGGGTTTGAAGCCTCCATATTAACGATTACCAACGACTGAACCCAGATGGCCGGAAGAAAACCACTCCCGACGGAGATCAAAAAGCTCAGGGGAACCCTGCAAAAGTGCAGGACCAACCCGCATGAGCCGCAGCCCCAAGGGGATCTGGTTGCGCCGCCCGAGTACATGTCCGACGGGGCCAAGCAGGCCTGGCGCTATGCCATTGAGAGCGCGCCTGAGCATTTGCTGCGCAAACTCGATATGTCGGTGCTGGAGGTTTGGTCCTGCGCCGCTGACTTGTACCGCAAGGCCCAGATCGGAATCACCAAGACGGGTCTGCTGATCAAAGCGCCGAACACCGGTGTGCCGATGCAGTCGCCGTACTTGGCCATCGCCAACAAGCAGGCCCAGATCATGACCAAGGCAGCGGTGGAGATGGGATTTACGCCAGCCTCTCGTTCGCGTATCACACAGCCCACAGATACCCAGATCGATCTCGATCCTTGGGCGGACATAGCAGGCTGAGACTGAACTTTGGCAGCAGATAACTACGCCGCCGTTGCCCGCAAGTATGCACAGGCAGTCGTTGCCGGTGACATCCTGACCTGCAAATGGGTCCAGCGTGCATGCCAACGGCAGTTGAATGATCTGGCAAAGTTCAAGGGCAAGGCAAGTCCCTACCAGTTCAACCCAAAGCTCACCGACAAGGACGGGCGGGAATTCCATCCCGCTGACAACCTGTGCGCGTTCATTGAACGCCTGCCCCACGTCAAGGGGCCGCTGGCAGGCGAAACGATCAAGTTGGAGCCTTGGCAGGTGTTCATCCTGACCACCGTATTTGGATGGGTCAAGCCTGACGGTAATCGCCGCTTTCGGCGCTCGTACATTGAGGTGCCACGTGGCAACGCTAAGTCGACCCTGTCGTCTGCGCTTGCGCTGTATATGCTGGCCGCCGATGGTGAAGGTGGTGCAGAGGTTTACTCTCTGGCCACCACCCGCGACCAGGCGCGCATTGTGTTTGGTGATGCGCAGACCATGGCGCGCAGGTCACAGGGCTTTCGCAGCCGGTTCTCTGTCAACGTTGGTGCGCACAACATGAACGTGCTGCATACCGGCTCAAAGTTTGAAGCGCTCTCGGCAGAGGGATCTACGCTCGACGGCCTGAACATTCACTTCGGCTGCATTGATGAACTGCACGCCCATAAGACTCGCACCGTCTACGACGTTGTGGAGACCGGTACCGGCAAGCGAGACAACTCGCTCTTGTGGGTGATCACCACCGCTGGCAGCAATCGCGCAGGCATTTGCTACGAGGTACGCACCTTTGTAACTCGACTACTCGATGGTGTGTTCGAGGACGACAGCCAGTTTGGCATCGTCTACGGGCTGGACGACGGGGACGACTGGACCAGCGAAGACTCGCTGATGAAGGCCAACCCCAACTGGGGTATCTCGGTGCGCCCGGAAATCCTGGGACCGCTGCAGGCCAAGGCCATGCAGTTGCCCAGTGCAATGAACAACTTCAAGACCAAGCACTTGAACGAGTGGGTCAACGCTGACACTGCATGGATGGACATGCGCTCCTGGGACGCCTGTGCTGATCAGGACCTGGACATCGAGTCCTTTGTTGGCCAGCCCTGCTGGGTGGGTCTGGACTTGGCCAGCAAGACAGACATTGCGGCATTGGTGATTGTGTTTGCCCATCCCGAGATTGCTGACGCATTCGTAGTCTTCGGCAAGTACTACCTGCCAGAGGACACGGTCAATGCCAACGGCAACAGTCAGTACCCGGGATGGATGCATACCGGACGCCTCACCGTGACGCCGGGCAATGTGATTGATTCTC